TAAATCTCTTAAAAAAGAAGTTAATGTAGGTGCTAATGGAACTCAAGATTATGTTATTAAAAAAGGTATCAACAAAGGTAAAATTGCTAAATGAAAATATCAGAAAACACTTCAGTATCTTTACCAATAAGAAATTTACTTGCCATTGTAGGTGCTGTGGCACTAGGTGTTTGGGCTTATTTTGGCATTGTTGAAAGATTAAACTTATTAGAGACAGCAGATAAACTACAACAACAAGATTTACTAGAAGCATCAGCACAACGACCTATAGACCAAGAACAATTTTTATTATTAGAACATATTGCAGAGGGTTTAGAAAAATTAACTGAACGAGTGGACAATATGATGAATAATAAAGTTAATATTGAACGACTTCAAAAAGACTTTGAAAGACTTTACATTGATGTTGAAAAACTAAAAGATTCAGTTCGTTCTTAGTATTTGCATTGTGTTTATTTATTAATGGTCAATTAGTTGAGCATAGAATACAAGATAGTTTATCAACTTGTTTAAAGATGAAACGAGAAGCTAGTCGTAATATGGATATGGCTAATAAACAGTTTATGTGTGGCGAAGTACAAGCTGAAATAGAAACTAATATTGATGGAAGCGAAACTATTAAGAAAATAATTAATAATAAGTAATTTATGAGTATAACTATGATAGATTTATTTTATAACTTTATTGTGAGAATATGCTATAGGTTAATACATTGGGCAACTGGGAGAAAATACAAACGAAAGAATAAATGAAATTTATATTAGCTTTTACAATCTGTTCAGCAATCACAGGCTTTTGTAATAATACAATGACAGTTAATCCACCATATAACACTTGGACAGAATGTGTAGTTGCTGGTTCTGAATTAACCATTAAATTTGCTCAATTAAAAGAAGAACAAATTAACAAAGAAAAATTATATATATCTTATTTCTGTAATGAAAATAACCCTAACAAAACCCCAACTTAAAGTCAGTACATCAAAAGCAAGGTTTAGAGTTCTTATATCAGGTAGAAGATTTGGGAAAACTTATTTAGCTGTTACTGAAATGATGAAGTATGCCTGTCAGCCAAATAGAAAGATTTGGTATGTAGCACCAACATTTAAAATGGCTAAAGAAATTGTATGGGGAACTCTTAAAGAAATGCTTAATCAATTTAACTGGATTGAAGATATTAACGAAACTACTATGACGATCACAATTAGACAATCCAATAGTCAAATATCTCTTAAAGGTGCTGACAACTATGATTCACTTCGAGGAACAGGATTAGACTTTTTAATATTAGATGAGTTTGCAGATATAGATAAACGAACATGGTACGAAGTATTAAGAGCATCAGTATCAGATCGATTAGGTCATGTATTATTTTGTGGTACACCTAAAGGTTATGGTAACTGGTCATATGAACTTTATTTAAAAGGTAAGCAAGATAACGATTGGGAGTCTTTTCAATTTACAACTATTCAAGGTGGAATGGTTACACCGGAAGAAATAGAACAAGCTAAACAAGATATTGATATTAGAACCTTTAGACAAGAGTTTGAGGGTACATTTGAAAACTATGCTGGTGCAGTTTATTATAACTTCCACCCAGTTGATAATGTTATTAAGAAAGATATTGATTGGTCAAAACCTTTACACATTGGTTTAGACATGAACGTAGACCCAATGTCAGCTTGTGTAAGTCAATTAGAAAAGGATAAAGTTTTTTTAATAGATGAAATTGTTATTTATGGTTCAAATACTGATGAAATGTGCCAAGAAATAAGAGATCGTTATGGTACAAAAATTCCAATAACCATATATCCTGACCCAGCTTGTAGACAAAGAAAAACATCTGCTGGTGGTCGAACTGATTTAAGTATCTTACAAAATGCTGGTTTTAAAGTTAAAGTTAAACATAAACACCCAGCTATTAGAGATCGAGTCAATGCAGTTAATAGTAGGTTAAAAGATTCTAAAGGAGAAAGACATATTTTTGTTTCACAATCTTGCAAAACTTTGATAAAAGGATTACAACGACAAATATACAAGGAGAATACAAATATTCCTGACAAGGAAGATGGATTCGATCATATGAATGACGCACTAGGATATATGATTGATTATTTAAAACCATTAACCACACAGGCTAATTTTAACTCTCCTAATTATGGCATACACTAGAGATCAAGCAATAGCAGTACATAAAGATTATCAAGAGACAGTTAATAATTGGGAGTATTACATTAGATCATACAATGGTGGCTATGATTATATGGTCGGTCAATATCTGCATAGATATAATTTAGAATTAGATAACGAATTTAATCAAAGACTAGCAAACACTCCATGCGATAACCATTGTAAAAATATCATTCAAATTTATTCATCATTTTTATTTAGAGTTAGACCAAGTAGAGATTTTGGTTCACTAGCTGATGAACCATCAATTAATAATTTTTTAAAAGATGCTGACTTAGAGGGTAATAGTTTAAATGCTGTAATTAAACAGGCTCAAAATTATGCTTCTATTTATGGTCATTGTTTTATGATTTTAGATAAGCCTAATGTTACTACAAATACTAGAGCCGAAGAATTAGAACAAGATATTAGACCATACTTATCAATCGTTACTCCTGAAAATGTTTTAGATTGGAACTATGAAAGACAACTCAATGGTAAGTCCTGATAGAATAGATACTATCTATATGCCAGAAAGAGAAGAACCTAGAGTGATAGATACTGTAGATAATATGATTGGCAAAATACCAGCAGTTATTTTATACAATTCTAAATCTCACAAAAGAGGAATTGGTCAATCAGATTTAACTGACATAGCTGATTTACAAAAAGCTATCTATAACGAATATTCAGAAATGGAACAGTTAATCAGATTAACAAACCACCCATCATTAGTTAAAACTCCAAGTGTTAATGCTTCTGCTGGTGCTGGTGCTGTTATTGAAATGCCTGATGAACTTGAGCCAAACTTAAAACCATATTTACTACAACCATCTGGTCAGAACTTACAAGCTATTATGGAATCAATTAAAAACAAAGTTGAATCTATAAATAGAATAGCACACACAGGTGCAGTAAGAACTCAAAAGACAGGAATATCATCTGGTGTTGCATTACAAACTGAATTTGAATTATTAAATGCTAGACTATCTGAAAAGGCTGATAACTTACAAATAGCTGAAGAACAATTATTTAGATTATATGCTATGTTCCAAAACACAGTATTTGATGGCGAAATAAATTATCCTGATAGTTTCAATATCAGAGATTACGCAACTGATTTAATGTTCTACCAACAAGCTAAAGCAATCAATGTTCAATCTCCAACCTTATCAAAAGAAATTGATAAAGAGATTGCAAGAGCAGTAGTAGATGATGATGAGAAGTTAAATCTAATCTTTGATGAGATAGATATTAAAACAGAAGTTGGAGAATTTACTCAAGACGAAGTTACTGAAGTCGATCAAGAAGTAGCTAGAGAGCAGATATAAAAAAGGCGACCATATAGATCGCCTCTTTTGTTTTGGTTAATTAATTTTTAAAAATTTTTTCTTACATATTCTTTGATGTTTGGAAAATCTTTTAATTTTTTATAACATTCACTACCAATATCCCAACAACCCATAAAACCACCATCAGTATTTTCTTTTGATTCAGCATAATCCCATTCATCTTTATGAATAAATTGATGATAATTTCCTAAACCAGCTACAATAGTATAATGTTTTGATTTACCTTTTATACCTTTACCACAAATAACACATTCACTTACAGCACCAACTATTTGATTTTCAATATTCTTTTCATAATGTTCACTCATTTCATCATCAATTTGAATAAGTGGTTTTTTGTAATTTATATCGTTGATTAGTTTTGCCATTGTTCTCTCCTTTTTTTTATATATAAAATCTATTAAAAATTGATATAAAGGTCAAATAAATTAAAACCTAGTAAATGCTAAACTTTTAGTAGAACAAAATTAGAACAAATGGCAGATATAGTCAAAGACGCAACTAAATATCGAATCAAGCAAATAGAAATTGCTGAAGCTAAATATTACGAAACATTAATTAAAACTTTAGATAAAATAGAACGAGAAGTTATAGCTACTGCAAGTAGATTACCTTTAACTGATGGAAAACTAATAGAACTACAATCAGCTATTGCGATTAGACCACAAATAAAAGCTATCCTTGAAAGAGAATATTTAGCATGGTCAGATACAGTTGTTAGAGAGGGTTTTAATAAACAAGCTAAACGAATTGAGAAAGCATTTAAAAGAATTGGTAATATTCCTGTAGAGTTTCAAGAACTAACTAAAGGCGATCTAGCATTAATCCAAAATCTAAAGCAACAATACTTTACGCAATTCAAAGATGTATCAAATACATTTACTAGAAAATTAGCAGATAAGGTTTATCAAAATACATTAATTGGAAGTGAGTTTGCTGTACTTGAAAAAGAACTTAGACAAACAATCAATGGTATTTATGCTAGTTCAGATGACCCAGAAGTACAAAGATTAATAAATTACATTAAAGAAAATGAAACCTCTGATAACCCTACTATACAAGCTAAAGTTGATAAATCAGTTCAAACATTACAATCTAAATTTGCTACAGATCGTGCTGGAGAGAATATGAAACGATATGCTGGTCAAATATTAAATGACTCATTAAGAGATTTTGACGCAACATTAAACTTTAATAAATCACAAGAAGCTGGTTTAACTTATGTTAAATATTTTGGAGATGTAATACCTACAACAAGAGAGATTTGCAGAAATGTAATAAATGGAGTATATGATAAACGTAAAGGTGGACTTTTTACTGTTGATGAAGTTAGACAATTATGGGCAAGTCGAAGTTGGTCAGGTAAAAAATCAGGCGACCCTCTTATAGTTCGTGGGGGTTATAATTGCCGACACCAATGGTCTTATGTCAATCCTGATTGGTATGACGAAGATGGAGAACTAATAATATAAATAACAAGGAGTCTACATGACGCAAGAAACAGAGGCAGTTCAGCCGAATAATGAACAAGCAGAATCTACAACTGCTGAAATTAACGAAACAGTAGAAACAAAAACAGCACAAGAAATTAAAGAAATGAAATTTACTCAAGAGCAACTTGATAAAGTTATTTCATCTAGACTTGAAGCTGAAAGAAGAAAATACGAAAAGAAACTGCAAGAAGAAGAAAAACAACGTGCAGAAATAATTAAGCAAAAACAATTAGAAGAAGCTAAGACAAAGCAAGATTTAGAAAAGATCATGCAAGAAAGATTGAAAGAAAAAGAAGAAGAACTTTCAAGATATAAGAATCAAATCAAAAAAGAAAAAGTTGATAATTCAATACTTTCTGTTGCATCAAGCAACAATGCTATTAGCCCAGCACAAGTGGTTGCTTTATTAAAAGATGAAGTAAAATACACAGATGATGGTCGTATAGAAGTAGTTGATAATAATTCTAATGTACGATATAACGCAAAAGGAGAACTCTTAACAATAGAAGATCGTGTTAAGGAATTCTTAGATAGCAACCCACACTTCCGAAAAGGGTCTTTGTCTGGTTCAGGTAGCCAGAGTGCTGTCGGTGGTAAAACTGTTAAACCCTTTAATCTACAGGACTTGGACTTAACAAAACCAGAAGATCGTAAAGCCTATGCAGAATATAGGAAGAAACGAGACTCCGGTGCTGTTGAGATTAATTTAACAAAATAATTAAAGGACTAATAAAATGGCAAACGAAAGCACAAGTTCTACACTATCGGAACTATACACAGAGATAGTAGCAGAGGCTCAATTCGTAGCATCTGAAAAATCCATCATGAGAAACTTAGTTAAAAACTATGCTATTACTGGTGGTGGTAAAGCAGTTGAAGTTCCTGTTTATGCTCAAGTATCAGCATCAGCAGTTTCAGAAGCAACTGACTTATCAAACACAGCGATTGACCCAACTTCAGTAACTATTACTGCATCTGAAGTAGGTGTTATGACAACTCTAACTGATTTAGCAAGAAATTCAGCACCAAGAAATGTTGCTGGAGACATTGGTAGATTATTTGGGGAAGCATTAGCTAGAAAACAAGACGCAGATTTAACTGCATTGTTTGATGGCTTCTCAACTGCATTAGGAGATGGTACAGGTGCAATCAGTACTGCTGTTATCTTCAACGCATTATCAACTTTAAGAGCAAAGTGCAGTTGTGTTACACCCTAAAATCGCTTACGATTTAAAAGCTAACATGACAAACACTTTTGCTAACGCAAATGCAAACGATTTAGCTAACGAAGCACTAAGATCAGGTTTCGTAGGTAGATTAGCTGGTATGAACGTATTTGAAACTTCAAATATTGCTAATACTGGTACTGCTGGAGATTACAAAGGTGGTGCGTTCCATAGAGATGCTTTAGCAATCGCTATGATGCAAGATGTTAAAATCGAAACTC